GCGCCTTTGGTCTTACCAACGTTCCTACGGAACGATTTAGACGACCGGCTTTTATTAACTTTACGACGATACGAGGTTTTCATAATCTTAACTCCTACATAGTAGCGGTGTCACCTAGAACAATAGAGATCAAGTAACTCTATTGTTCTTGGCTCTCGCCACCGGTCAAAACAGGCTGAGGCACTGCCTCAACCGCTGCTCGCTGGGGTGCTAACCCCAACGCGATCACCTCGTCCAGATTAGCTGGATCGAGGCAAAAGTCAACAAAACGACCTGCGTCGTTTTTAAACTTTTCTCTTACATCAGCGTTTAATGTATTAAACGCTTCATCTCCACGGCGAATAGCATTCATCGCCGTGTGATAGTCAGTAATACCAACAAAATCCTCTGCCATCGGAGTGGCAACGGACTGGGGAACCAGACCCGTCTTAGCATACTGAGCAACGATACGATTGATATCGCACTGCTCTTTAAAATGCTGTTGCGCAAGGGTTTCCTCCGGAAACGCCACTGCGCTTATATTAGACGCCTCATTACGGTCGTAATTAAACGGCGAACGTGTAAACATATCACTTCCTCATAAACAAACGGACAAAATCCAAGATCGGCTTCATCGCACCGGCATACTTACCAACTGCCATACTGTCGACCACGACCTTAACATCAGCATCAGAAATAACGCCATCGTTAATCAAAATCTTAAGCTGCGCCGCCAAAATCTTGCCCGTTTCCTTAGCATTGTGCTCTTGCGCCCAAAGCAAACCACCCTGCGCCAATAAATTCTGCGCAGTACGCTGAATAACCAAATTTTGGGACTCCAAATTTTTGGTTTCAGCTTTAATCTTAGCAACACCAGCTTTCACCTGGTCTTGCTGATCTTTAGACAAAGAAATATCCTGCTCGGTCTTTTGACCTCCCATCGCTGCGCTATAAGCAGACGTACCTGCCGTTACCGCAGGAGTAATAACGTCTGCCATCTGCGCCATAGCACCAGCGGGGGTGCTCGCACCCCCTACCTTCGATGCAAGCATCGGATTAAGGCCTGCTGCCTTCATATCCGCCATAGTACGCTGATAAGCTGTATTAGACATAGCCTCCTGAAAATCCATCTGCCGCTGTGCCTGGTAGTCAGCAGCGCTGTTACGCTGCTGACCGCCAATCAAACTACCAACAGCGCCAAGACCTGCCGCTAAAATCGCCGGATTCATATCAACCCCTTAAAAATGGTCAATTAGACCAGGCACTGAATAAAGCGGCATCGGACGCGCTGCCTTAATATCAAAAAACGAATCAAAAATAAACTGCTGTCCATTCGCTTCCGCTCCAATAGCAACTACACGATCAACTGGAGGGTTATCTTGAATAAACGACGTATTAAGCGTGGGCAAAGAACTAAAATTCTGAGCCAGATGCCAAGCGTCTAGAGTTCCTGCCGCTGTGCTACGGAACAATGACGTAATCTGGCTCGGATGATACCGATACTCGGCCCAACGCTCTTGATAACCAAACACATCATCGTCTGTCGACGTACCAGTCGTGTAGATCTCCTTATTAAGAACCGCTTGTTCGCCTAAATGCGCGAACACCGGAAAATAGAAGTCATATCGAGTGCGCCGAGACCACATCTTGCGCATACCTTGCTGATAAGTAAGATCAGCGCGAACAGCAACTAAACCAATCACATGTCCATGTTCCACGAAGCTCTGAGTAAAACCGTGGCCCATAGCAAGGGCCGTTCCCATGGCTGCCAAATTGCCCAAAGGCGTAGCAGTTGCCCCGCTCGCTGTCGCGCTCGTCTGGGCAATAGGACTAATATTAACAGGAGTGGAGCCACCACCAAGATACTCAGGACGCTGTAAACGAGCATCAGGACTGATGACGCCAAAATGAGACCGAATAATTTCAGTATAGCGAGTACCACCACGAGCGTCCCTTTCAAGCAAACGTTGAATCTGGAAAGATTCACGTAACTGATTAATAGTCGCAGCAGTCGCAGCAGACAAATCAGCATAAATACCTGTATCGCCAGAGGTCGCAACACCCAAAGCTTTGTCAACACCTTGGACAGTACCGCCTACCGCGACAGTTCCAGCAGGTTGATTGTATACAGCAGAACGTCCAGTAGTAAGATTGGTATTTTGTGAATACATACCAAAGAGATTAGTGCCATCATAAAGGCTTAAAGAGCTACCTGTACCATATACAGGAGCACTAGTACCAAGAGGCAAAGTAACCGCAGCACCCTTCTGAGGCCAAGGGAGAGCGGACGTAAAATAATCATGTCGCTTACCGCGACGGAACAACGAATAATCCGTATATAAATCCGGGCCATCATCACGGTTAACCGTTAATGAATTCTGAAGGTTTTCGTCCCGAAACCACTCGTTGTAAATCAAATTCAGCGCACGCAACGGCAAAGCTGAATGCGAAACTGTCTGACCAGCCGTAACTTGGCCGACAGTAGGCAATGCCAAATAATCCTGAATTGAACCAATAGCATATCCGCCTTCTGGCGTAACAGTCTGTGGAATAACATAACTAATCGAATCACCGGGGTCGACTTGCTCCCCCATAAACTTCTGCCAATTGTCCCAAACTAGACGATTGGGGACAAAGAAAAAAAACGAATCCAAATACATGTTATCCATAACTGGAAACAAAGGCGTAGCCAAACGGGCAAACGCCGTCATCTTCACGTTGAACGTATCACCGGGAAGAACCTCATCACAGTAGATGGGTATTAAATAACCACTGTCAAACGTGGTCTTATGCGCAGTTTGTATCTGAAAACTGCTGCGCGGAATATCCGCGCGGGGGGTCATCGCAAACTTATGCGTACTAACAGACTTATTGCGAAAATTCTTAGCCATTCTGGCCTCTCCCGAGGCCAGAGGCCTCATTAGGTCAACAAACACTGATCAGCATTAATCAGCAGCTTCGGCTGCGCGTGGGTTTCCACCATCGCCGTGTTGTCATCATACACCCCCAATTCATATAACGCAAAATCTTTCGGATGCTTATAAAACTGGTTATCGTCTGCTACACGATTAACCTCGTCTGTAAACGAACGAATAGCCACCCCAGCGGTTGGCACAAAATAAGGGCGACCAAAAACATCAGCAGCCGAATCACGGACTGCACATATAACTTGCTTCATATATTCCTTTCCAATTTACGAATAGAAGCAGCAAGGACTTCCTCCTTGACTGCCAGCCTTTCAGGACTGTCATCACGCGCATTAGCGGTAGACCGCTTATAACGCTTAAACTTCAGATCCTCAAACCCAAATGGGTCTAACTTCTCATACTTCAAGTCATAAAACTTAGGGGGACGCATTCTGCGCCCACCTTCCAACACAACAGCATCTTCCGGATAAACATCCTTCCAATGCTTATCAAACCAAGCCTGGGCTATACCAGGCTTTAAACTCATCTTATTAAACTCAGGCTTAAGGCGAGTTAACTCGCCGGTATGAGGGTTAACCCTCTCATACCACTTCTTAGCAAAATCGCCTGTCATCTTCTTCATAACGTACCTGGCTACATATCCTGCAGACTGCATAGTAACGTTACCAATAGAAGAAAAACCAAACGGCCACAACTCTTCGAGTGCTGCCGACCGATAAATCATCTCACCGGAACCGGACTTCTTCCACAAAGTCCGATCCTCAAAATCAAAATTAAACAAAATCACATGGAAATGCGGACGTGCGTCCTTCTCTCCATACTCACCACACATATAAAAACGAATCTTGCTTCCGCGAAAACGCTTACGCAAACGCTTCATAAACAACTGAAAATCAACATAATCCAACGAACCATCCATAGGAAGATGGTCATCGTTATACGTTAACGTAACAAAACAATTATTTTCATATAACGACGCCTCATGAAGGCATCGAACCGCCCACATCTTCGAGCGGTCAATACGACACCCTATACAACGCCCACAAGGGAGCGTCAGGGAATCACCAGCACCTTTGGGTGCTGAAAAAGACACCGAACCATCATCAAGCCGCTGAGCGGTCAAAGGATGAAAACAACCCATAATAACTCCTGCCCCCTTTCGGGGGTGGTTAAAACTTACAGTCTATATCCGCCACGCATAGGAGCGTTGCGAAGATTAGCGCCTTTGGTCTTACCAACGTTCCTACGGAACGATTTAGACGACCGGCTTTTATTAACTTTACGACGATACGAGGTTTTCATAATCTTAACTCCTACATAGTAGCGGTGTCACCTAGAACAATAGAGATCAAGTAACTCTATTGTTCTTGGCTCTCGCCACCGGTCAAAACAGGCTGAGGCACTGCCTCAACCGCTGCTCGCTGGGGTGCTAACCCCAACGCGATCACCTCGTCCAGATTAGCTGGATCGAGGCAAAAGTCAACAAAACGACCTGCGTCGTTTTTAAACTTTTCTCTTACATCAGCGTTTAATGTATTAAACGCTTCATCTCCACGGCGAATAGCATTCATCGCCGTGTGATAGTCAGTAATACCAACAAAATCCTCTGCCATCGGAGTGGCAACGGACTGGGGAACCAGACCCGTCTTAGCATACTGAGCAACGATACGATTGATATCGCACTGCTCTTTAAAATGCTGTTGCGCAAGGGTTTCCTCCGGAAACGCCACTGCGCTTATATTAGACGCCTCATTACGGTCGTAATTAAACGGCGAACGTGTAAACATATCACTTCCTCATAAACAAACGGACAAAATCCAAGATCGGCTTCATCGCACCGGCATACTTACCAACTGCCATACTGTCGACCACGACCTTAACATCAGCATCAGAAATAACGCCATCGTTAATCAAAATCTTAAGCTGCGCCGCCAAAATCTTGCCCGTTTCCTTAGCATTGTGCTCTTGCGCCCAAAGCAAACCACCCTGCGCCAATAAATTCTGCGCAGTACGCTGAATAACCAAATTTTGGGACTCCAAATTTTTGGTTTCAGCTTTAATCTTAGCAACACCAGCTTTCACCTGGTCTTGCTGATCTTTAGACAAAGAAATATCCTGCTCGGTCTTTTGACCTCCCATCGC